GTTTGAAGAAGAAAGGATAGTTGATTGATATAGGTACCATCTTATCTGTAAACATCTTCTTAGCATCTGCCCCTGATTTTGATAAGATCCCGAATCTCGCATCAGAAGATATTGTAGCCATATGAACTGTTGCTCCGCTGGCCATGAAGCTAAAACCGGACCTCCTATTCTTAAGGTAGCACATTCCGAAACACCTGTTGTCTGCCTGGCAAGCTTCCCAATGGAGGAAGAATAATCTGTTCGCTTCCCTAAAGTCTGGTCTCCCAACATCAATCTTGGTCCACTGCAGGTACATGTAATGAGTGCCAGTGATATAAGTAGGAACGCCCTTGTTGTAAAACGAAAAGCCTTTTTCCCTGTATTCAAACTCTTGGTCAATATATTCATACCATTTGTTTTTAAAGTGATCAGGATAGGTGTCCCATTCAAATATAGTTTTAATCTTTGATAATTCTTTTGGAACACTATGGGCTTCCCAATACTGATCTAATTTATCTTTGGATCTTAAATAAGATTTGTCTATGTAAGGCAAAGCTATTTTTAATCCTTGTATTTCGTATATTTCCCCAATCTTTCCAGTCTTGCTTATAACAACAACATCGTGTTCTTTGTTATAGCCGTACTCCCACTTATTATACCTGTTTTGGGTTTTAATGGTTTTGGCTTTAATATAATCGGGTAATATTTTATATAGCGATTGCTCGTACATTATTTAGATCTACCTTCAGCAAATCCTCTGAAGCTTTTTTGCGGTGAATCTGCTGATTCATCATTTAACAATAGCTCTTCTTGCTCTATGCGAGAAAGTATTTCAAAAGCATCAAATATTGCTAGCTTCTTTGTAGCGGCAGCATTTTTAAGTCTGTCAGCGGAAATATCATCATCTGAGTCTACGATCTTTTCTCTAGCTACCTTTATTAATTCCTCAACTGCTCTTTGACCAGCTAGGATTATATTCTTCTTCGTCTCCTTGGTATTCATATTTAATTACAATATCATTAGATTTCATACAGTATAATTTCTTGTCATCAACAACAAATTCAAATTCACTCCCTGGAGTATAACCAATAAGGTCCCCAGGATTGATTCCTAGCGCTTGTAAGGAACTATTACCGTATTTAAGTATACCAATAAGCTCTTGCTCTTTTTCAAGAGAAAAGCTATCTTTATTTTTAATAGGAACAACAAAACATCTGTCATTAAAAGATTTCCAATTTTTATTGTTTCCGTATAAATATATTTGATCTGGCGCAACAAAGTATAGTCCATCAATAAACATTGATCTACTATCTCGTTGGTTACCTCTCATGTCATAAAACCTTCTAAACACATTATGGTGAATTACAATAATATCACCTACTTTTATACCTGTTTCATAAGCCAAAGGAGTTGCTACTACTTCAGCGTAATTATTTACAGATTTAAAGCTTTCTATTGATGCGTTTACAATAAGCGTTTTATCTCCAACTTGCTTTTCATTATCATAGCGTTTGCCAACTGGCTCCACAATGAAGTCGTATATGCTTCTCATTAGTACTCGAGATCATACTCAACGGATATTGCCATGTTAGAATTAAACTTCTTCCATGGCATTACCTCGCTGTTCTTCTTTATGTGAATGTTATAAGAGTTGTCATCCTCGCTAAATAATATATAAGCTATTTCGTGGCCTCCATAAACAGATTGTCCCACAGCGTAATGCATAGCCTCGTTCTTATAATCAGAACCTATACTTATTTTTCTTATAACAGATGACACTATTCTTCTTCTTTAGTGATTTCTGTAAAAGATCCGCTTTCTATATCAATAGTAATAGCTCCGTATTCTTTTTCTAACTCAGCTTTGAAATCTTCAATTTCTTGATTCAAGCCAGCTTGCTTATGTAATAAGCCATGCTTTTGCACTTCTACAAAACCAATATCTTTTAAAATATCAGTTAATTGTTTTTGCTGTTCTTGAATTTTAGCTAATTGGTCTTTTGAAATTTCTTGTACTTTTTTCATTTGATTTAATTTAATTTGATTTATAATTATTGGTGTTTATTATCTCCAAATACTTTTTCAACGGATCTTCCACCAAAATACCCGCCAATTACTATACTTAATAATCCTGTTATACTGTCTAGCTCATAGCCTAAATACCAACCAGTTACATAACTAATTGTTAAAAAAACTAATGTTAAAGGTCTTACGTTTGCCGTTAACCAGCCACTTCTTGAATCAGCAACCCACCTTCTTGTGGTACCATCTATTTCAGCTCTTTCAATTTTTAACTTTTCAAGAGCTATTTTTTTATCTGTTTCAGAAAGCTCTGTGCTTCCGGTAATAAGATCTGATATAACGTTACCAGGTAATATTGCGTCGCCAATAAGGCCTAAGATAGAAGGAATTTTATTAATAATGAACTTTCCTACACCTGTTTCTTTAAATGGTTTTTTCTTTTCCATAAGCTTCTTTTTCCCAAGGCAAGTTTTTAGCGCCCTCTTTCATTTTTGACCTAGGGTATTTTTTGCCTTTCCAAAACACAGCGCTATCATTGTAATCAAGATCACCTCGTTTCATTTGATCGATGTGAACTTTCTCGTGATTAACTACTTTCTGTATTTGTTTTGGATCAGTTATATTATTGTTTATTAATATACTACCATTTTTGTCTGCTTTACCTAAAACCCCATCTTCCAAATCTACATTATAGATCGGAGTGTTATCAATAACATAAGGAGCATTATTAAGTTTAAACGCCATTATAGGGGAAAGTTTTATTTAATGCTTCTTTTCTTTTTTGACAACCGCAGGGGACGTTAAGGCTTTCAGACACTTTATCAACAACAGATTTAATACCAGTTGCTTTAGTTATTCTCTCTATAGTGTCACCCAAACCTTTGGATTCCATTACTTAGAACAGTGTTTGCTTATCCAAGATCCTTTCATCTTCATAGGGGAAATATTCATTTTAGCAGGGGAGCCATACATAGAGGGTCCTTTTCTTTCCGCGGCATCGTGCTTGGCGTCTTTTTTTAAATTAGAAGCATGATCAAAATCATTCTTAGCATCTTTCATTTTACCATGCGCTGCTTCATAACGACCATCAATTCTTAATTTTCTTTCGTGGGAGTAGTCATCCATTGAAGACTCTTTGTCTTGATACTTATTCATATGAAATTATATTAGTTTATAGGTTGTTTTTCCTTTTATCTTAAATACTTGCATTACCCTCCTTCTATTTTCATCCGGAGAAGCGTAGCTTACATGTACCCAATCGGGGTTATCCTTAGATCCAAATTCCCAAATAAGCTGGTCAAAATCTAAATTATTTTTAATGTAATCAAACATATCTGCATTAGATTTGAAACCGAAACTATCGTCAAGGTCAATTGCTCTTCCTTCGCAGTGTTGCGATTTGGCGCTTCCGCCTATAGCTAAGTTTAGTTCTTTAGACCTATAAAATGAATTTATTTTAATCGGCCCTCCAACCCACTCTCTTAGCGGTTCAAAAACGTTTTCAGCAACAACCTGCATATTTACTAAATGGTAATCGTCAGGTATATTTTTTATATCTAATCTTAAAGCTGTTCTTGAAAAAACACCTTCTTTATTAGATACATGCTTACTAATCATCTTGTTTTTTTCTTTTTCTTAATTCCCACCACTTATTAACAGTGTAACCTATAGTTACTACCAGTAGAGTGATCTTTAAGATAGGTTCAATATTGGTCATAGAAACTACAAGGGATAAAAAGTTTATAGTGTATAGCTTAAGATCCGCTCCTGCCATTTCCTTTCGCGTAAGTTTTAGAAGTAATAGGCCCAGCAGAGTAATGAACATCTGCTTTGCTAACTTCCATTCCATTAATTCCGCTGCTTGATCCTTTACCCATTGGAAATCCGCTAGTGTCTAACGGTCCATCCCAAAGAGCATTAGCTCCTACAACACCTTCTTCTGCTTTAACTACAGCTTTAGTTTTTGTATCTTTCATAATATCTTTTATTAGTTTTATCATTACTTTTTGTAACCTTCGGTTTGATCTTTAAAAAATAAAGGAGCGCGGTTGCCCATAGAAGATTGCCTTTGATCAACAGTGCCATAAATACCAGCAGCAACATCCGCGGTTGTTTGATTAAATACTGGTTTAGCAGTACCTAACGTATTGCTTGCAGCGGGTGGCGTTAAGGTTGTTTGAACCGGCATACCCGTAAGGGGGTCCACCATTTGTTGTTCTGGATTTATCATAATTATCTATCTTTATCTGTGTTAATATTTTTAATTGCAGTCTGTAATACAGTATCCATATAGGTGTTACCTCTCATTATACTGTTTCTTCTTTCACTCGTGGGTATATCATCATCCCCTAGCATAATACGATACATGCGGCTTATTAGTTGTTTACACTTAAATGAAACTTCGTATATGTTGTGTTTTTGGGTTGTGTAGTTTCTTTTTCTCCAAACTGTAATCCAACCTTCTTTAACTAACCTGTTCCAGCGTCTATTATCCCAACTATAAGCGTACGTACCGAGTTTAAAGTCCTGCTTAGTGAAGAACCTCATGCAATCAAAGTATATTAATAATTCTAAGTCTGCATCCTTTAAGTTGTAGTTCCTGCAAGCCCATCGTCTTATTATTCGATAATGTTTTAACAAGTTCATTTCTTTAATGTCACTTGCTTCTAGCTTTTTCATAGAACGACAACTACATCTTGTAATTTTATAATGTGATAAATATCTTTATCAACTTCTATTTTATGCCCCGCGTGGCGATCGTAATAAATTTTATCACCTGGCTTTACGCCTGCCGCTTCGTCTCCAACTGAAATAATATTAGCCATAACATACCTAATATCATCTTTTTGGTTTTCAGTAAGAAGTAAACCGCCTTTTGTTTCAGTAGTACCTTCTTTTATTTTTTCTATAATTAAGTTTCTACCTATTGCTTTCATTCGTTACCCTTAAGTTATTAATTACACAATCAGTAGATAAAATAGTAGTAGCGACAGATGCTGCATTTCTCAACGCGCTTTTGGTAACTAATAGCGGATCAATAATGCCGTGCTTTATCATATTAACTTTTTTACCAGTTATCACGTTTAGACCCATTCCTTTGCCTCTTAGAGTTTCTTGGTATTCTATACCTGCATTTTCTAATATGGTCTTAAACGGCGCCTTAATAGCCTCTAGGAGCGCTTCTTCGCTAATTGTCTTAGGTTTAATTGTTTCTGCTGCATTCAACAGTGCAATTCCACCTCCAGGTACAATACCTTCTTTTATAGCTGCCTTAGTGGCACAAATAGCATCTTCTACTCTATCTTTCTTTTCTTTTAACTCTATTTCAGAATTAGCGCCAACTTTTACAATGGCTATCTTAGCCGCTAGTCTTGCTAATCTTCTTTCGAGTTTAATTATTTCGTGAGGCTTAGTTGTATGCAATAACTTTTCTTTAATAGTTTTTATTGCGTCTAACACCTCTTCAGATGGTTTATCTACTTTTAAAATAGTTTCTTCGTCTGTTGTTATACTTTTTAAACAAGTACCTAAGTATTGTGGATCTATTAAATCTAAATCATCACCTAAGTCTTCGTTTATAATAGTAGCTCCAGTTAACATAGCTAGATCTTCTAGCGTTTCTTTCTTAGCGACACCAAATGTTGGCGCGTTAATTACATTAACTTTTAGTTTACCGTTTTTCTTATTAGTAGCTAAAACAGCCAAAACAGGTGCAGCAATATCTGCTATTATAAGTAATGATCTATTTCCTTTTAAAATAAATTCTAATACACTTTGTATCTGTCTTATATTATCTATTGGTGATTCAATTAATAATATGTATGGGTTGTCTAATTCGGCAACCCTTTGACTTTGACTTGTAATAAAATGAGAGTTTGTTAAACCCTTGTTGTATTGCGAACCTTCTATTAATTCTATTTCTGTTTGGCCTGAGGACGATGTTTCCATCATAACCACTCCCGTTTCATCGACTGATCTAAATGCGTCACCGATTAATTTACCAAGTTCTGCATCGTTGTTAGTTGATATAGTAGCAATTTGATCTATCATATCGCCACTAACTTTTACTGTAACTGATTCTAAGTATTTAATTACTTTATCTACAGCTGTATCAATGCCAATTTTAAATCTCTTGAGCTAATCAAATCAGCTACATTGTAGGCTTCAGTTAATATAGAGTGCGCTAATACAGTTGCAGTTGTTGTACCGTCTCCCGCTTCACTTACGGTTTTTCTAGCGGCTTCTTTTAAAAGCGTTGCTCCCATGTTTTCAACAGGATCTAATAGTATAATACTATCTGCTACTGTTACACCGTCTTTAGTTATAACTGGTCTTCCATTTCCATCCTCTAGCATCACACATTTACCGCTAGCCCCGAGTGTGGAACTAACGGCTTTTGTGAGTTTTGTGATACCTTCAAATACTTTATCCTTAGCTTCGTTACCGAAACTTAAGTTCTTGACAATTGCGTCTGACATAATTTAATTTAATTTGATTGTAGTAGTATTTATTTAAAGGTCTTAACGACCTTAGGTCCGTCTAAGAATTCCAGCTTTTTAGCGTAATGCTCTACTGTTGAATCAATAGCAGCTTCAGCACCAGCAACTGTTTCTCTTCTGGTTACGTCGTTCCAAGTATCTTTATTTTCTAGATCTTGGTATTCGGTTTGAAAAAAACCGTTTGGTAATTGGGTGATTCTCCAATTAGCTTTA